CTTATAGCGGTGTCGTCAGGCAATCAGATGCGGTGGGATGAGATAAAAGAAGAGTGGGTTACTGGATCAGAAGCTGTGACTATTAATGAAACACTTCCTCGCATTGAATTAGCTACGAGCCGTGCCGATAAAAGAGTGTTTGGAGTTATAAGCAATCGTCCTGATAATTATGTTGTCAACAGCGAGACAAACGAAATCGAAGAGGACCAGGACGGCATGGCTTATTCCTGGAACGATTTAAAGCAAACTCAGATTCGAGTCAACTCTTTAGGAGAAGGCGCTATCTGGGTATGCAACATCAATGGCAATCTAGAAAATGGCGATTATATTACAAGCTGCGAAGTTCCGGGATTGGGAATGAAACAAGACGACGACCTACTTCACAACTATACAGTGGCCAAGATTACGCAGGCTTGCGATTTTAGGATTAACGCCTCTAACTATAATGTGGTAGAATTTGAACATAGCGGCAGCACCTACAGAAAAGCATTTGTCGGCTGCACCTATCACTGTGGATAAAATGAGTAAAGACCAAGATTACATAGCCAAACTAGAGCGCGCCATCTCCCAGAAATATGGTGATGAGACAGTGAACAATCCTAAAAGATTTTGGGATGACCAAAAAGAAAAAGAATACCTCGCACAGTCTCAAGAGGAGCACCGTAAATTTTCTAAGATTGCCGAAACCAAAGACAAAGTCGAACAAGATGGATTTTTAATAAATAAAAAACTACTTAATAGAGATGCAAATCGAAGCTGTCCTGTTTGTAAAACATATTCTTTTCATCCCCAAGATGATTTGTATATGAATAAGTTTGAATGTTGTCAGACTTGTTATATAGCATGGGTTGAAGGACGAGAAGAGAGATGGCTAGGTGGCTGGAGGCCAAGCGGTGAGAATTAGCAATACAGAATTAGAGAAGATCATCAAAGAAGAAATTAACGAGGGCTTGAGGACTTCAATGAGGCGCGCCCGTTCTGCGCAAGAAATAGCCGATGCTCTGAAACAACTTGAAAAAATAATGATTCACCTTCTTGACCAAAAGAGGCGTTCCGATCCTGGAACCCCCGAACACGATGGCGCCAAAGAGCAGATGGCCCGCATTGCGGAACTGGCTCAAGAATATGCATATAGGAACGAGATGCAATGAGAATTTCTAAATCCCGTTTGCGCGAGATCATTTTGGAGGAGCTGGAGGAAACCCCAACTCCAGAGCTCATCGAATCAGAGATTCTGTCGGAGAACATGTTAGCTACGTTAGCCCCCAAGATAATGGAGTTTATCATTAAGAATCCAAAAATGCTGCAGCTGCTTTCTAATGCAATGCTGCCAGCAATTATGAAGGCTATGGGTGGCGACGAGAAGACAGGCGGGGCATCTGATATGCAGTCGATGATGGCTAGCTTAACACAAGAGGAGTAGAACAATGGCAACAGTATATGAAATCATACAGGGAATCAATCAGGCGGCAGCAAATGCCTATGATGGGTCCGAAGCCGAAGTCGGCCTACAGCGAGAGAAAGGCGACCCCATCCTAGACCGCCGCGTAATGGATGGCTTCACCGTACGGTTCATTGGGCCTATCCTGCGAATCTCTTACCAATCAGAAGTCCGACTCCGGGATGTGAAAGAAAAGGGATTTGAGAACGATATCCTTGCACACCTAAAAGATATTGTTAAGTTTCTTAAAAAAGAGTATAAAGCTATCACCGGGAATGCCCTTACTTTAACTAAAGAAGGGGAGCACAACATTCTAGTCCAGCGTATGTCTAACTATCGCACAGATGTCCAGGCCCAGTGTGATTATCGCATCGGTGGCCTCACCGACACAGATGAGGTGAAAGCTGGCGATAAAGATAAGAAGCTCGACACCGCAATCAAGGATTGGTTGTCCCTCGGCCCTAAAGGTAAGCGACCCAGTAACGATACTCGTAAAGGAAAGTAAGGGGTGCCATGGCTAATGCCCTTACAAAAGAGGAGATATTAAAAGAAGTTGTAAAATCGGGCAAAAACCCAGTACATTTTACGACCAACTATTGTCGCATCTCTCACCCTCAAAGGGGCCTCATTCCGTTTAAGGCTTTTGACTATCAGCAGCAGCTCCTTACAGATTATAATGATTATCGCTTTAACGTCATCCTTAAAGCACGCCAATTAGGAATCTCTACCATCACAGCTGCCTATGTTGGGTGGCTGATGCTTTTTCACCGTGACAAGAACATCTTAGTTGTGGCCACGAAGCTTCAAACTGCGACAAACTTGGTGCGCAAAGTTAAAGCCATTATTAAGAACTTACCAGATTGGCTGCAAATCTCTCCGATTATGGTAGATAATCGAACTTCTTTCGAACTAAACAATGGATCTCAAATTAAGGCAGCCTCCACCTCCGGGGATGTGGGTCGCTCAGAAGCACTCTCTTTGTTGGTTATAGACGAGGCCGCCCATGTTGAAAAACTAGGAGAATTGTGGACCGCTCTCTACCCTACCCTGTCCACGGGCGGTCGTTGTATCGCCCTCTCTACTCCCAATGGCGTTGGCAACTGGTTTCATCAAACTTGTGTTGAAGCTGAGAGCGGCACCAATGATTTCTTTATGACCACTTTAATGTGGGACGTACACCCTGATCGTGATAAGACCTGGTTTGAAAAAGAGACCATGAATATGTCGCGACGCCAGATAGCTCAGGAGCTTGAGTGCAATTTCAATGTGTCGGGCGAAACGGTGATACACCCAGATGATCTCCATTGGTATATGGAGCGCGCCACGGCACCCGAATATCGGACAGGGTTTGATCGCAACTATTGGATTTGGAAACGATTCGACCCAGAAAAGCCGCACCTCATCGTCGCCGATGTCGCTCGGGGTGATGGGAAGGATAATAGCGCATTTCATATTTTTGAACTGGAGTCGATGGAAATAGTGGCCGAATATATTGGGAAGCCCACCCCTGATGATTTTGCCGACATTCTTTATAATGTGGGCGGTGAGTATGGGAATCCGATGTTAGTAATAGAAAACAACAATATTGGATATGCAGTACTTAAAAAGTTATTAGATAAAGGGTATCCTAATCTATACCATTCTAGTAAGGGAGATCACCAATACGTCGATCCAATAACAGCTCAATGGCACTCAAGCGCCATTCCGGGCTTTACAACTTCCTCGAAAACGCGACCCCTCATCGTTGCCAAGATGGAAGAGTTTATGAGAAACAAACTAATTAAGATTAATTCGAATCGTCTTTTGTCGGAAATGAAAACTTTTATTTGGCACAATGGGCGGCCAGAAGCAATGAGGAGTTATAACGACGATCTAGTTATGTCATTTGCAATCGGTTGTTGGGTGAGAGATACAGTAATTGTGGAGAGTCAGAGAAGTGTTGAATATAGCAAACAGTTTTTGTCTTCGATATCTACATCGGACACACAGATTTCTACAACCATTCCCGGTATGAAGGGGCATAAAACAATAAAAGAAAAGGATAGGGCTGCTCACGCGAATATATTCAATGAGCAATATATAGCCCTTATTAAAGGATAACCCATGGCAGGCAAAAACGGAAGTAACCCGAGAAATCCAGATTCTCCATTATTTAAGAGATTAACTAGATTATTCTCGGGCCCCATTGTAAACTATCGAGCTCAAATCGCTCGACAAGAACGCCGTAATGATTTAGATAAGTATCGATATCGTTTCCGTTCACTGAGCGGTCAAGAGTTCAAGCGCGCCACAGACAATCTTTCCAAGAATTATAATCTCTTGTCATCGCATGCGATGCGCAACCAGAACCGCGGGGAGAGATACCAAGACTTTGATCAGATGGAGTATATGCCAGAGATCGCTTCAGCAATGGATATCTATGCCGACGAGATGACGACGTCTAATGAGTTTGACCAGCTTCTTACAATAGACTGTCTTAATCTTGAAATTAAGACCATTTTAGAAACTCTTTTTTATGATGCATTAAACATCGAGTTTAATGCTTTTGGTTGGGCCCGCTCAATGGTTAAGTTTGGAGATTTCTTTTTATATTTGGATGTCGACGAGCAGATCGGCGTCAAATCAGTTATCGGATTACCCAGTTCTGAATTAGAGAGACTAGAAGGACAGGACCCGACAAATCCAAATTATGTACAGTTCCAGTGGAACGGCGCTGGTATGACCTTTGAAGATTGGCAGGTCGCTCATTTTCGTATTTTAGGTAATGATAAGTATAGTCCTTATGGGACATCAGTCCTGGACTCCGCCCGCCGCATCTGGCGCCAGCTTGTGTTAATTGAGGATGCCATGATAGCATACCGCGTAGTGCGTGCCCCCGAACGTCGGGTCTTTAAGATTGACGTAGGAAATATTCCACCGCAGGATGTCCCCCAATACATGGAGAAGGTGAAGACCGAGATGAAGCGTAACCAAATGGTGAACGCTTCTACTGGTCGCGTAGATTTGCGTTACAATCCTCTATCTCTAGAAGAGGACTATTTCATTCCGATGCGGGGCGGGGTGGGCTCCGATATTACTTCGCTACCTGGCGCCAAATCTTTGGATGATATTGAGGATGTTAAGTATTTGAGAGACAAGCTGTTCGCAGCCCTTAAGGTGCCGCAGTCTTACCTCACCAACCTAGACGGAGACAACGAAGACAAAACTACGTTAGCTCAAAAGGACATTCGGTTTGCCCGAACCATCCAGCGCCTTCAGAGAGCCCTGATTTCTGAACTAGAAAAAATCGCAGTTGTTCATCTTTATACTATTGGCTTCCGGGGCGAGGACCTGGTGAGTTTTAAATTAGCTCTCAACAATCCCTCCCGGCTTGCGGAATTACAGCAACTGGAGTATATGCGTACCAAGTTTGATATTGCAAACTCGGTTCCCGAAGGGGTCTATAGCAAGCGTTGGCTTTCCAAAAACATTTTGGGAATGTCGGACGAAGAATTCTTGCGCAATCAACGAGAGTCCTTTTATGATAAGAAATATCAGCAAGCTCTCGAAGGAGTACAAGAACAAGCGGCCGCAGACGAGATGGGCGGGGGTCTAGGCGGCGATCTTGGAGGCGACCTCGGAGGAGACCTCGGAGGAGATCTCGGTGGCGAAGACCTTGGAGGCGCCGCAGGAGGCGAAGAAGGGGGCGCCGAAGGAGGTGAAGACTCTGCACTTCTGACAGCTCCTGCTCGCCGCGAGGATCGACCTGGCCCGGCCCAAGATAGAATCTCGCGCCGACCAGACGGCCGTCGCGCTGGCGGCCCTTCGCGTCGCCATCTTCGAAGTCTTGTGGCCCCCGAAGTTCCCACTGGTCGAGCAGAGAAACGACGCGTCGGCCATTCCATTGGTCGCGTTGGTGTACCCGATCTTCGAGCCTTAGTTAGTCTACAAGAGAATGATGCATCTATTTATACTAAGGACGAGGCAGTATTAATGGAAAGTACCACCAACATCCAGCGACTTATAGCTCAACTGGAGAGCAAAGAGAAAGAGGCGGAACAGGATGAAACACAACAAGAAACGTAATACTGCATTTATTTATGAAGCTCTTGTTAAAGAGTTTACAAAGGCGGTGCTAGAGACCAATCTTCCCCGTAAAGATATAGCCATGGCAATTCTTAAGGAACATTTTTCGAAGGGCACTCTTTTGGCTGAAGAACTGCAGTTGTAC